TGGTTGAAGGATTCACGCATGGACTCTTCAGCCTGCATAATCTTTGCTTCCAAAAGGTTGATGATTTCTTGTTCGCCGTTGTTCTTGGCTTCTTCGATACCGCTGATTGCGATAGAAGCAGCGTACTGCTTCCAGTCGTACTCAGCAGCCGAGATACCCTCTTGTGGGGTCAAGGCAAGCGAATCGTAACCGCTGTATGAAGCAACAGTTGAGTTCTGACCGTAGATGAGTGGTTCGATAATCTTCGTACCGCCGTTAAGCATACGAATACGACCCTTGTCCATCAAGGTGTAGGTAAGTGGGCGGGCAGTAAATACGTTGTCGGTCAATTGTGAACGGTAGTTCGCAAGGGTTGTTGACAGAAGCGCATCAAAGTTGGCGTTAGCCATGATATTTTCTCCTTGGGTTTAAGCGTTAAGCGTTATGTTGCCGTTTTGCGGCTTCATACGCATCTCGCAATGATGTGATGGGTTTTGCTGATACATCGGCACTTGACGATGATGCTCCTGCATTCACAACAGATGCACTTCGCTTAGCCTGCGTAACCTGCTCAGTTTCTTGCGTCTTCTTCGCTCGAAGTTGACGAATTGCCTGTGCGTCCTCGTAAATGCTGTCGAATTTCATTTGTTTGTAAACCGCTTCCAAATCGGTAGAACCAGTGGCCAAAGCCTTTGCTACTACTTCATCTGCATCAAAATCAGAACCGTATCGGCTCTGCAGCGTGGAAACAGTATTCTCCAACTCCTGCATGGCTCTCGCTTGTTCAAAAGCCTGCACTCGTTCTTCCAACTGTTTGAATTGCTTTTCAACCGGGTCCATCAACAGTTCCTCTTCTGGAGAGATTGTCTGCTGTATACCGTAATGTTTTCCAAGCAGTTCCAAGGTTTCCTTTGGGTTACTTTGCAGGGCTTCCTGTAAAGCAGCACCAAATTGCACTTGTCGCCGTTGCTCACTGAGTTCCTGTGTCTTGCGGGTATAGTCCGCCTGACGCTGGTATCCAGAAAGCGCCTCTTTGAGTGGCACCCTGACTTCTTCTCCACCAACGGATACGGAAACGTATTTGTCTCCGTACTCATCAACGGGAAGCAATTCAATTTGCTCTTCAGTGAGGTTTTCAACTACATCTGAAACCTGTTCAACTTGTCCGTTGCTTTCTAACTCAGGGGCTGATTCGGTTACGACTTCATTGCTGATTGTATTGCTCATTGCTTGAGTCCTCCAAGGGTTGCTCTATAAGTAGTGATTTATCGTTACATCGATGGTGGCATCTGGCCACCACCTTGCATTTGTTGCATCAATTGCGCCAAAACTTCTGGTGGTAAACCAGCAAGTTCCGGTGGCAATCCTGGAGCACCACCTTGCGGTGGCATTCCAGCCTGACCACCACCAGCCATAAGTTGCGCTAACAACTCAGGTGGCAGTTGAGGCATTCCACCTTGCGGTGGCATACCTTGTGGTGGTAGACCTTGTGGCGGCATACCTGCAGGCATTCCCTGCGGAGGCATTGGCATCATTTCTTGTGGTGGCATTTCAGGACCCATGTCATCTGGGCCACCTTGTGGTTCCTCGGCCCCTGGAGGGGGTGGAGGAGACTGCAAGAACATTGAAGGCTGTTTAACACCAAAACCGTATTGCAAAACGTACTGTGCAAGTTTTTCAATATTAACAATACCCATTTGCAAGAATGGTGCCATTGCGTCCATAATCTGCATGGCAGATTGACGACGGAACGATTCGTTTACTGGTTGTGTTGAACCACCTTCAACTTCAAAGTCAAACTCACCCTGAATGTAATCACGGTCAAAGTTCAGCCATGCTGTCTTTTCGCCAGAACCAAGAATGCGTACAGACTGTTCACCTGTCATGTACTGCTGTGCCAGCATTACAAGTCTGCGTCCACAATCTGCGATACAGCGTTCGATAACTGCAAGTTTTTCAGATGCTCTCGCATTAGCAGCATCCTGCACGATTCCAGCCTCTGTGGCTGTACGACGAATCTCTGGCAACCCACCACGCATGTATTCTGAAACACCAGATACACGGTCGATGTCTTGTGAAATCAAGTCTGATTGGTTGTAGAACTCTGGTGGACTAATAACTGCCGGCATCGGAACAATTGCATTTGCAAGTCCATCTTCAGAAATTACAGGAACCATTACGTTGTCTTCGTCTGACTCAAGAGCAGAACGACCATCTGCATCAAATGCAGATTCACGATACAACCACTTGCGTGAGAATCGCTTGCGATGATTCATCATCTGGGTACGAGTCTGGTTGAGTTCCATTTGCAATGGCTCAATTGCTTCAAGTTCACCCATTGGGTAGAAGTTGTCTGGAATGTCATAGTTGCGAAGCATGACAAACGGATGACCGAAGGCAAAAGGTATCTTTGTTGGAGAAACAAGGAACTTGTCTCCACCATCACAGAACACAGAAATAGTGTCTCTGTCAATGTCGTAGTATTCCCAGATTTCTACATAAGAGTCATCTGGGTTGTCTCCTCGTCGTGGACGCAGATTTCCACGCCAGTCGTCAACACTCCACTTGGAGTAATGCGATGGAGATGCTTCTTGTCGTGCTGATGCGTTGTAACGCTTGTCTTTCTTGACATCTTTTAATGGACGACGAATTCGTTGTGCAATCCATTTGATGTCCGACATTGATGTTGCGTCAGCATCTACAAAGATATCAAAACAAGATATTCTTTCTACGAATGGCCTGTCTTCTGTGATAATCAATTCAGATTCTGTAATTGATTCTGGCGTAGCCAAATCATCAGCGCTATCATAGTTCTCTTGCTTTTCGACAAAACGATAACCAGTCTTCATCCAACCGTGACCAACAATCAACATGTCTTTTACTGCACGACGGAATTCACGCTGACACTCAAAGTGTCTCCACCAGTAGTTTACAATCTCTTCAGTAATGATTGCTTTTGGTGCATCATCTGACCTTCGTGCATTAACAACAATCTTTGGATAGTTAACAGAAACACTTGGTGCAATTACGTTAATTGTTGCAAATGCCATGTTGATAAGCAAACGGTCTTCTGGCATTTGTGTTTTGTAGTGACGACCACGGTACATGTCGACCATTCTTGCCCAAAGGTCGTCGTATCGTTCCTCACGCCTCCAACGGCGTGACTGTTCAATCTTGCCACGATACTTCGTGATTAACTCTTGGTTGGAAATCCTAGCCATTAGTCCTCTTTCCTACCTTCGTGCCAACCGATGTGTTGGTCAAGTTTGCTTCCGATTTTGTCGACTTTAATTCCCACAAGTTTGAGCAGGTCCCTGCCCTCCGCATGTTGCTCCGTATTTTCCCGTCTGAGTTTTTGTAGTACCACCACGACTGGTCCTGTGATGACCGCCACGACGATAGGAACCCAGACTGCATCCATGTCACACCCACCTGCTTCCGACAGGTTCGGCTTTAATGCCGGCTTCAGCCGCTAGACGCTCTTGTTCTTTCGCACGTTCACGAACCGTTGGTCCGTGGAAATCCTCTTTGCCGTAGGTAAATCCAAGATTGATGCTACGAATGTGGCATTTGAAGCAAATTGAACCACGACGGGGTAGTTCGTCATCAATAAAGGTCGAAAGACATTCTAAACAGCGATATTCGTTCATAACTATATGCCAAACTCGTTACTCTCGTGCATTAAAAGCGCCAATGAAGGTTTCTTTTTCTTTTACTGGCTGGATAAGGAATCTTTCCCACCAGTTTAATGTGTTTTTGACAGGAGACAAATCATGCCTGTATTCTGGCAACCAAACATATTTCAACATTTGATTGGTAATAGCAAGGGACATTACACGGTCATCATGTGGACTCCCGTGCATTTTTCCGTTTGCCTCACGAACAAATGTTCTTAATTCCCCAATTGTTTTATGGTCGTAGAGACTTATTGAAGTATCTCTGATTGCAGCATTCAATTCGTCAATTGCCAATGGTTTGGATACCGAAGTCGTTCTCCAACCCATTGTCTCCGTAATCGATGGATTACGTTGACCAAGTTTCCTTGACCTGTAAATGTTTTTATACCCAGACCTCTGCAAACCTTTAAGGGTTGTCAAACCGTGGTTGTTTGACTCTACCCCAACCAGGGCGTAATTATAAAAAAATCCTATTGCGTTTAACACATGTTCGCCAAAGATGTCTGCATCCACATGTCCGTGCCAATGCGCCACAACGAGTCCCGTGTTTGCCGAAATTACATGTGCAGAACTGTAGTCACCATGCCCAAGTCCTTCTGCAACGTCAGCACCTACGACATAAACTTCGTTGATGGTAGGAAAGTCCCATATTGCAAACTCACCACCATCATTGATAAATGAGTAAACATTTTTTCCGTAGCCGGCTTTTAGATAACCTCTGTCGGGTTCAATTGGTTCAATTTCCCTGATGGCTTCCAGGTCAAAGACTGGGCGACCAGAACGGATAAATGCTTCTTCTGGGTCTGAAGGATATTCCTGAGCCAACTGCCAGTCAGGCAAGTCACGCTTCTTGGCTTCATACCAAGCGTCATCTCGGTCTCCAGCAGACCAAGGAAAGAATACGCCCTGGAATCGATTTGTTCCAGTTTGTGAACCCACCCACAACGTGTGGAAGATATTGCCCTCACCGTTGGCTGTGCTCAAACAGATAACACGACCGCCCACGTCGGCAATTGGTTCAATAGAAGCCCAGGCTTCGTCAGGGTTGGGCAAGAACGCCATTTCGTCAATGACCACACGGTATACCGCTTCACCACGAGCAGGGTCGTTGCCTGATGGCAAAGACTCCAAAGAGGAGTCGTTTGCAAACACCATCTTCAGTTGGTTGTCAGATAACAGGTCTGGACCACGAAGTCTCATCCAGGTCGGCAACATCTTGTAGCCGTACTTGGTTTTTTGCAACAACTTGGATGCTTCACGCTCTGTGCGTGAGAGCATTACCGTAAAGCGGTCAGGCCAAAAAAATGTCTCCCAGAATGTGAATGCAGCAGCAAGCGTGGAGAATCCAATCTGGCGGGCTTTAAGCACAATGCTGTATCGTGCATCAATCCACACACGGACAGTTTCCTCTTGCGCTTCACGCAAAGCAAACTTGATACGGCCACGCTCAGGATGTCGAATGGTCCAATAAGTAGAACAAAAATGCGAAAATGCAGCCACCAATTCCTCGGTGGTTGCACCTTCTGCACCTTTGCACTTACGCCATTCCTTCTCGTTGAGAAGGTCGGTAAGTTCCATTAGATTTTCTTAGGGGCTGCTTTCTTGGCTGCAATCTTCTTTGGGCTTGCACCAAAGGCTGCATCAATTTCATCCTTGGTCAATACACCGTCGATGCTTGCCTTGGCAAGACCTTCAGCAACCTTGAAAATTGAAACTGCACCAGCAATCAACGCTGACTTCCAGACTTCCAAGTCGGGGGCAATAACAGCAGCACCAGTGACAACGCCAAGGGCGTTGGTCAAAAACAGCGCAACAATACGGCCAGCAATATCTTTTGCCTTATTCATCATTCTCCTTGAAGTAAACACCGAGTAGGTGTATGAGTATTGCGATAAAGGTAATTCCCCAACCCAATGTCTTAGTTTGACCAGACAACGTAATAAGCACCATTCCAGTGCCGGCTAGTGTCCAAGTCAATGCATGGATTTCGGAAAGAA